AGTAGAGTTGGTATCATTTACGATTTTATCTGTAAGATTAAATGCCATTTATAAACTCCACTTGTTCTTTTTCTAGCCACTCATCTGCAAGCAGAACATAGCAGCCCAACCACTCAATACTTAGCCAGTGGTCTGTGTTTTCGGGGAAAATATTAGTAACAACAAATACTGCTGACCGATTATATTTAAAGAACAACAAAGGCTCCTGGTTACCGCCTTCTGCTTGTTGTTCTAACTTTTTCCACCATTTAATTAAATTATTTGTTCTAGGTGCTGTGAATATTTTATCTGAGAGAGGAGATTTTTCATAGTTTTTCACCTCTATACAAAAACGGTTTTTAGCGTGTGGAACATACAAATCTCCTTTGAGATATTCGAGAGCACCCGAACTTGGTACTCTCTCAAATTGATGTCCTGTAGCTTGACGCAACATATCTCTTACAAGATACTCACCCCTAGCGCCTTTTGCTCTACTATCAACCATCCAATTCATCACCCATTAGTATTTCGCCAAATATCTCACGCTTTTCGGCATACTCAGCGCACTTTGCTAGCTCTTCTTCAATCGCTGCTAGTATATCCGGATGCTCTCCGATACCCACAGGATTCTGCAGGTAAACCAACACATTCGTTTTGTGATATTTCACTTTCCCTGTTAGATAGCTCATCATGCTGTCTGCTATTACTTGTTTCATTCAATTTCTCCTTGGTCATTTCCCAAATCTGTCTTCGACGGCTGTGTTGCATACGTCTTACGTGTCCCATTATCGCTCCAATTTGCTTACATTTCCTGATTTAACTACTTCTACTTTGTCAAGCAATGGGTGAGTCCATCCATGACTTACCACATAAGTATTTAAATCTTCTCCCAATAAAACTTCTACTAGCTTCTCGCGTCCTGCATCATCTAATACATTAATTACTTCATCAAGAAATAATATATTAATTCTTGACTTTGATATACTACTCATGAGTTTTCGTATAGCAATTAGCGTAGCAGTATTGACACGAGCCAATTCGCCTGAAGATAAAGCAAGAATATCAACAATATTCCCGTTATCAGTAATCTGCACATTAAGTTTATCATTTGTGACTACAAACTCCAATGTAAATCGTCCGTCTGAAAGTTCTCCAAGATAGTGATTTGTAAGAGTCTCTAACTCTTTTACAAGATTTTCTATCTTGTATGCCAGTAATCCATTTGTACTAAATGCTTTTTTCAGTACTTCAAGATTACTAACAAGATCCTGTTCGATATCGAGAAGCTCATTTAGTTCAAACAATTCTTGTTCAAATTCTTCTGTTTGCTCAAGAATTACTTGGATTCGGGTGTTTCTTTTAGTGATTTGCTCATTTTCTCGTGCGACTCGTACCATCCGTTCCTTCGCATCCGATATTCTTTCCGAAATTCCGTCAGCCCGTGCCCTAAGCTCTGCAGGATCCAAGAGCTGTGACGGAAGGTCTTCGTCAATGCTTCTGAATAAATCTTCCCAGTCGCGCTGAATTTTTCGTGCAGATTCGAGCTCTGCATTGTCTCGTTTAATTTTTTGTATTCGTCTACTAATCTCATCTTGATTTTCTCTCGCTTCTGCAATAAGTTTTGTTTCTGTATCAACAAGTCCTTGCTTAAATGAAGCATCTATATCTTGCCCACACGTAGGACAGTTATCTCCTAACCTACTAATTTTTTCTAAAAACTTTTTAGAAGTAGATACACTATTTTGTAGTTTTCCTACTTCTGATTGTAAACTATCGTAGGACTGTATCTCTACAACTTTACAGTCTTGTGCTGAGACAATATCTATCGTTTTCAGCATTTCTTTATAACTATTATTCTGAGAAATTTTTCTATTTTTCTCAGAAATATTTTGAATTTCAACCGTAAGAGCAGCCAACTCTTTTTCGTCTTCTGCCGTCTCAATAGAAATTTCAGACGTTGGCAGTATGGTTGTATCACTTAATTTATTATCATTCAACCATTTTTCTATCGTTGCAACTTTTGAATCGATTGAGTTTAAATTTAAAGATGCTTTTCTTGACTCTTCCTTAAATAATTCAAATAACTTTACATAATGATCTAAGTGTAAAAGTTCAATAAGAAACTTCTTGCGATTCGTATCTGTTGCAGTAAGAAACTGCAAACTACTGTTTGTGTTCTGATATACCAACTGGGAGAAGGTTTTGAAATCAATACCAATAATATCTTGGAGTGTCTTATATGTATTGGTCGCTGTATGCGAGCTAATATCTTCTCCATTCTCCAGCAACTTGAGCTTAATACTTGATTTGCGATTGATAATAACATCATATTTGTTCTCGTCCTTTGTAAACTCAAGATGAATGCTATAGCCGTCATTTAAGTATCGATTTGGTATATCTGCTTTTTTAATACCTTTTGAGTTTTTGTTATACAGCGCTTCTTCAATAATTAACGGTATGGACGATTTGCCCATACCGTTAGTACCAAGAACTTGTGTAACGCTGTTGTCACTAAGGTCCAAAACATTATCGGGCCCGTAACTAAAACAATTACTCCATGTCAATTTTTCCAGCGTAATCATTAAATAATCCTACTATGTTCGGAATTTTACTTTCAGGAAGTTCAAGAATATACATTAGATACTCTACTAATTCTTCCTGTATAGTCATTTCTTTACTAAGTTCTAGTGTAGCTTCTGAAGACTTCTTTACTACTTTTTTATCAAGTAGATCACTGTTTTTTACTTCGGCAAGCTCTTGTATATCTCCTTCTACTTCGTAGATTGTATGGTGCCAGTCTGTAGCTACCATTTCATCAGGATTTGATACTGTCTTGCGAATAAGTTGTGGTAGCTCAAAAGCGTCCCACATCCATGACCAATCCTGTGGATTTATTAAGAGATAGCCTGTCTGTACCTCATTTCTATGAAATGAAGTTGTCATAGGGCTGCCTGGGTATACGATATTTCGTTGAGTATTGCTGTGAGCGTGAAGATCGCCTGCAAACACTATGGGAAAGTCCTCAAATCTGTCTAAGTCCACCTCTGGCTTGACGTGTGGAGGAATCTCACCACGAACGTGTGTAAACAACGGTTTCTTCGGGTCAAACAATTCAATAGCATTTTTTCGATGCAAATCGGCATAAGGTAAAACGCCAAACCCAAAATCATTATCGTAATATGACATATCCACTACTTTTACCAGTGGATTGATATCTCGTGTTACTTGTTTTAGTTGTGTAAAGAATGTCTTGTTTTTCTTTGTAGCTTCGTGATTACCGTCGTAGATGAGTGTTGGAATCTGTACCTTACGAATAAACGTAAAGTACAGCTCCAACTCTTCCATACTCGGCAGACGGTCAAAGAGATCACCACCAATAACGTGCATATTACATTGTTTTTCGAGACTGTGTACTTGCTCAAAAAACATATGGTAGCGTTTTGTTGCCCACTCTCGTGGAACATTTTTCTGACCTAACTTAATATGCCAGTCTGCCGTAAATAGAATCATGACAAATTGAACTCATCTTCTAGTGTTTCGTCGATATCACCGGCTGCATCTTCACGAATTTCATCGAGAAGAGCTTTTTGTGCGTCGGGGGTTGGGCGAGGCATAACATCGTCCATAGACTTTAAATCTGCAATTGCAGCCATCTCGTCTTCGTCGAGAGCACGCTGCTTGCACTTTAAAACCTGTAACTGATACTCTACATTGTAGGGAAGAGGGCCAGTCTTGACTCGCTTGAACTTAACGTCCCAGCCAGTCTCTGGATTTGTGGGGTCGCCCAAATCTTCTGCTGCAGTAAGAATAGCTTCAAAGAGCTTTTTCTTCAGGTTGATGATTTTTACTTCACCATTATCAAGACATTGCATAGCGTAGCTCCAGCCACACTTGAGATCGGGATAGTACTCACGAACCCAATCTTTTTCTTGATTGTTAAATCGCTCTTCATTGCGATCAAAAGAAAGGCACTCAAAAGGAATTTGCTTGCCGTTCTTGCCTTCTAGCCAGTATACGTATCGTGCAAGTACATCTCCTACGAGACGAACTTCATTGTCTCCGTCACGATACTGATATGAAGTGATAGATGATTTTTTAGCGCCACCCGCCGCTTTGTTAAATGATAGTGCCATTAGTGTAATTTCTCCTTTGCTGGGACTTCTTCATACAGAAAATGTATTTGACCATCTTCAATACGAAGTAGACTGTTATCTTCATAAAGCTCTTCCTCAACTTCTACAAGTCTTTGGTCAAGAGCTAGTTTACCAGTTGCATAATACTCCGAAATCGGACGTATAGAAGCTAACGCAAGATACTGGGAAATCTCACGAAAGCCGTATTTATATGACTCGAACACGAGCTGCTCAGGATTAACGAGGAAGGACTCCCCCGCAAACGAAAGGTCTACGTATTTGTAGATTTTGTCGTACTTGTTAGTAGGAATTTCCTTCATAACAAGCATTTTAAAAATAAGGTAGACAGCTAAAGGCGAACCCTCCGCTGTTTCTACAATCTTTTTCCAGTCATATAAGAACATATTATACTCTATTTTGAACTATTTGTCAAGAACTGTTTTTCTACGCTTCAGAGCTGTTCAATGGAATAACCTTGTTTCATGTAATATCCCATTCTATTTGATGCTTGTCTTTGCGCTGTTTTACCTTTTAGGTGTATATCAATAATCACCGGATCTCTTTTGTTATCGTGTTTACGAACAACCCTGCCGATGAGCTGCGTAAGCAGCGGTTCATTATTGATAGGGGTAGCAAGAACCAAACAACTAAGCGTGTTAACCGATATGCCCTCACTAAAGATTGCTTGAGTTCCGTAAAGTATATTTTTATCGCCGTGTAATATTTCATTTATAAGTACCTCTCTTTCTTCATGCGCTACCTCACCCGTAACACATATAGAATTTTCTCCAGTTAGTTCGGCGCAGCTCTTCAAAAAATGCACTCGATCCGATACAACGAGTACTTTATGACCTTTTGCTGCATATGCCGAAGCCAACATTGCTACTGAATGTCGATATTCATCATTATTTGCGATTGCATTGACTCGCTTAGCCCAAGGAATATTAGCCCCGTCTGGAAATCGTACCTCTGACCTGTAAATATGGATTTTTGGCGTAAGGAAGTTTTCTTTCGGTGGTTTGAAAATATTCGGGCTGAAGTAGTCCCGGAAGACGACGTGCTTTCCATCTTTCCGCTCAATGGTACCAGACAGTCCAATCTTATAACGAGCATGGCTGGTATCAATAATTTTAGCAAAAGTGGGGGATGATACATGGTGCATTTCATCTAATATTATTGTTCCGAACTCTTTGCGAATCTTCTCGATATTGCGATAGAGAGTTTGAGTGTTGCCAATGACAATAGGGGAATCAGTATTGAACTGCCCACTACCAATAATACCTGGTTTAATTCCATAAACTTTTTCTACTTCCTTTGCCCACTGATTTCGTAGTGGGACTGTGTGGGTTACCACAAGTGTTTTTTGTCCAAGTTTTCCTGCAATAGCAAGACCTGTAAATGTCTTGCCCCAACTTACCCACGCATTGATGATACAGTTGTCATCAAGGGCGTTGTAGACTTCTTGCTGACTTGGCCGTAAATCGAAGCCAAAATTAGGAAAATCAACAGGAAAGTGTAGCCTCTTATCAATAATTTCATAATCTTCGGGTATGAGGTCAATACGACCGATTGGTATAGATACCAGATTTTCGCGCACCCGCTGCAGATTCTTAATAATCTGTGGAGGATCGTTTGGGTTTTGTGGAGGTATTTTATAAGTAAGTTCGTCCGAGAGTTTTTTCTTTAACTCTGGTGTAACTTCCATAAAAATACGATTACTTAATACTGCCTTCACTATCTGCGTACCTATGATTCAAAATGCTGTGTTTACGTTCATCTTCCCGAATACAATGCAACATATCTCGTAGCGTTGCACTCTCTCGTAGTCCATAATATTCAATAGCTGGGCGAGGCGCTGGTACATCCTCTATATGACCTTCGTCTATTTGTTTTATATAATCCGTATAGCTTACAACGGCTTCTTCTTCAAAGTAGCCGATCATACGGTGTGCAGTTTTCTGCGAAATCATATATAATGCTAAATAAAACATTGAGAACATCATCTGTGCAATTACAATTATACCTTTTTCTAATGTGGTAGGTTTTGTTATGTGCAGTACAAATATAAGATGCTTTCTTTCATTTTCTGCTTCTTCAAGCATATGATGAATTTTAGTCCCGTACCCTCGTTTGAGAGTACGAAGACTAGCGAAATGAGTGAGCATACCTGCTATCATTCCTGGAACACCTGCAACAGTCTCTAAAACCACTGCTCGATGCCCATATCGCTGACGAAAAAACGTATCCGCTGTAAAACGAAAGAATTTTGTCATTGATTTTGCAAAATAATCACTCATTCACATTTCCGACTAGAGCTACTTTAGGAGTCCACCAAGTAGCACAATAATTTTCTATGTAGTCTATTTCTACACAGACAGTTTGTGATACTCCTCTTCCTCCAGTACACTCTACTTTGGTTCTTGGTAGTTCCACCCAAGCTAAGCACTCTGATTCTTGAGCCAAACTCAAAGGCTCACTAGACGCGCAACCAATTAATAATAATGGTGTAAAATACACCCAAAATTTAGCCTTCATTTTCTAAATCCCATATACAAATATTAGAATTGCTCGGCCTCTGTGGACTCTTTGAGAGCTTCCGTTGAGGAACCAAGCGCTTTAGTAATTTCATCAAAATAACCAACACCGACTTCTTGTTGGTGTCTTGAGCTTGTGTATCCATCGTATTCTGCTCCGATTTCTCTTTGCTGTAAACGACTGTAAGCCAACATGCCTTCGTATCGATATGCTCTCGCAAAATCAAATACGGCGTAGTTGGTGCTGTGAAATCCCCCAAGTGTAATAAATTGGAATTTAAATCCCATTTTTCCTAATTCCCATTGGAAATCTTTTAATTCTTGCTCTCCAGGTATTGATCTGAGCCAATTAAACGAAGGAGAACAGTTGTATGCAAGCATTGCATCGGGGCAAGAACCCCGTACAGCGTCTGCGAACTGTTGTGCTTCTTTTAGACAGGGCTTGCTTGTCTCACACCATACGAGGTCTGCATATTCTGCATATGCTTCTCCTCGTTCACAGCCCATTGCTAAACCGCCTTCGATTTCCCAGAACCCATCCGGAGTTCTGTCGCCCTTCATCCACCTATAATCGGCGGCGCAATGGTCGCTGGAGAGAAGCCGTGCAGACTCTGCGTCTGTTCTCGCAATAACGAGTGTTTCTGTTCCAGCAACATCAGCGGCAAGGCGAGCAGCGTTAAGGTTGCGAATAGCATCACTAAGAGGAATAAGCACTTTACCACCGAGATGCCCACATTTTTTCGCGGAAGCGAGTTGGTCTTCAAAGTGGACTCCCGCGGCGCCCGCTTCAATAAGGTTTCTAGCCAATTCATAACTATTTAAAACTCCTCCAAATCCAGCTTCTGCATCTGCTATAATAGGTGCGAAGGAAAACCCTTCTCCCGTGTCAGCGTACTGGATTTGATCTTGCCGTCGAAAAGCATTATTGATATTCCGTACAACAGTAGGAACACTGTCAACGGGATAGAGAGATTGATCAGGATATACTTCATTGCTTGAGTTAGCCGCTGCTGCAACCTGCCATCCACTACAATAAATTGCTTTGAGACCTGCTTTAACATGTTGTACCGCTTGTTGACCATTATAGGCTCCAAATGTATGGATATATGGATTCGTAGCGAGAAGCATACGCATCTTTGTAGCCATATCTTTAGCAATACTATGCTCAATACGTTGTGTGCCCCTGAGCCTATCTACTACTTCAGGGGCATAATCTCTTTTCTTTCTCATAAACCTAGTTCCGTTTTTGCGGTTATGTAAGATTTAACAAAATCACTGCGAACAATGTCTTGAATCTCAAAATCTACGAGATCAAAATTATCCATTGCTTTCAGTACTCGAATAAAATCCTTTAGTCCGTTAGTTCGTAAATCAGACTGTCGGAAGTCCCCACAGAAGACTACTCTACACCCGTGGCCTACTCGTGTAATGATGCTGTCAAGCTCATGAAAACTCATATTTTGACACTCATCTATGAGTATTGTAGCATTTCTTAATGTTACACCTCGTATAAAGGATGTGGTCATAATGTACTAATCCTT